TAATCCAATTTATTATGAAGTGTATGATGCTTTTGAAAAAATAAATACAAAACAAGAATTATTTGATTTAGCTAAGAAATATGACTTAATAATTAAATTAAATTTTTATCAAGGAAGTATTGAAAATGGTACATCAGAAAGTGTTATAATAAGATTATACGATAATTACCCAAATTCAATAAACATTTGGTCTAAACAAATATTTTATAATACTAAAGATTATAGAGTACAAAATATTGATGGTGTAAAAATGTTAGTTAAATATAATACAAACAATTGGAAATAAAACACAATAAATAATGGGAAAATTAAATAAAACAATTAAAAAAATAAGAACAACAATGAATATTCAGGAAGTGGCTGTATTGAACAGCATCATGAATAAGTTGACAATGAAAGATGTTGAACCCGCTAAGGTTATAACTTTTATCAATTTGAAAGAAACAATTGAACAGGACGTAGATAAGTTCAATGATGATATGAAGAAAATCAATCAGGCTTATAAATTGGTGTTCAACGAGGAAGGAAATGAAATAGTATCAGGTGATAAGGAAGCCGCACAAGCAGCAGCAAACGAATTGTTCCATTCAAAGTCATATCAATATGAGAAGTTTTTGACATTGGACGAATTAGTTAGTATGTCTTCTAATTTACAAGGAGCAGACCTATCTTTTGCAAAGAAAATGTTGGTTTTGGAATAAGTTAATGGTTATTGTTTGACGCAGGGCGGAGCAACCGATTATGGTCTCCGCCCTTTTAATGATAACACAGATATAAAATAAAGTAATGATACCCATAGAAGATAGAGAATACAATGCAGCTGTTAATTTCGTCTATAATAGCGATAAAATAAGTAAAGCGATAGATAAAATATGCAACAAGAATTTTAAATTCCATGAAGCGGTCAGCTTGACCAAGGAGTTCAGGGATTTTATCTATTCGGAAATAGCATTGAGCAGCAAGACAAATTTAATCAAGGCACATAAAGAAGGCAAAGTGGAATATTTGGCCATAAGGATAATCTTAAATCAAATACAATCAACGTCAAGTCCTTTTTATAAATTATACAGAAACAATCAACAGTACATACACACCGATAAGAAGAGATTTGACACAGTTGATGACGATATGTTCGGAATAGTACAGGATAGCCGCAATATCAATTGTATGTTCGATGATGACGATGAGGATTACGACCCGAATAACTTGGATAGTTTGGCATTAGAAGACGAAGTCTATCAGGAGAAGCAAACAGATGATATTTATAATGAAATACTCAAGATTGTAAGGAACCTCGATGATTATGTTTCGTCTAACAAAGGATATAAACTACATTACAGAATGATTTGGGAGAAGAAATATGTAGAGGGTATGAACGTATGTGAGATGGCAAAGTTTTTCGACATAGACAAGAATACTCTTTATTCAAACATCAACTCAATAAATAAAATGATTAGGATAAAGATAAGAGAAAGGTTTCCTGATGCAAATATATTCACAAACAAATAAATATTTAATGATTATAGAAACGTTACAAATCATATTTAAACCCATATTGATAGCATACATATTTACAAGATTTGCACCAATACAGGACAAGTTACAGGCAATCAAAGACAGAATATACGAGAAGCAGTTGAGTAGTAAGTTAGTTACCCTTGTTTCTCTGTTAATCAAGTTGTTGAGTTGTAGTCTGTGTATAAGTTTTTGGGTAAGTATGTACATGACTGGCAGCATTTACATATCAACGATATGTTACATCATAATGAAAGTATATGAAAATAAATTTTCTAATTGGGAACACCAAATAAAATTAAAATAAATGGCAAAAGCTAAATCAAAACAGAATTTAGAGATAGACCCTAATATACCGGAGATAATAGAGATACCGCCAAAGGAATACGGTATATATAATAAAGAAAACAGGGTAAGAATAGAGAATATAATGAAACTCATCAACGCTCAGCAGAAAGACATTGAAGAGATATATTCATTATACAAACTGTTCATAAATCCTAATGCAAGAACAATATCTACAACAGGTTGTTCATCTTGCGGAGCATCCACACCAATCAAATATTGGAACGAACTAGGTACATTTTATAACAAAAACAAGGATAAATTCGAAAATTAATGATAGATATAAATTTGATTAAACAATTTGAGGGTCTTAAACTGACAGCTTACCAAGATAGTATTGGAATTTATACTATTGGATATGGTACAATTAGATATGAGAACGGCTTGAGTGTTAAGAAAGGTGATGTAATTACATTGGATAGGGCAAATACATTATTGCAATATTATGTAGACCATACCATTCTACCATCCATGAATAACTTTATAACAGCGGATTTGAATGACGACCAGCAATCAGCGATAGCTTCATTCGTATATAACCTCGGTGCACATTCGCTTGAGTCATCAACATTGTTGAAGAAATTGAACGTAAACCCTAATGACCCATCAATAGAACTTGAATTTCTTAAATGGAACAAGGCTGGTGGTAATGTAATTGTCGGTTTAACTAAACGCAGACAAGCTGAAGCAAACGTATACTTCTCAAGGTAATGGATATAAATCAATTAGTTAGTCATTTGTTAATAGAAATGAATGCCAGCAGGATGACGTTAGTCAAAGCGAAGAAACAAATAACCGAATTCTTAAAAAAAAACAAAAAGAAGAATGATGATAGACAACATTATGAATAACGACAAGATTAAATCACTGATAGAGGATATAGCACAGAAGAACAGTGACGTAAACATAAATGAGATAATCAACCCAGTTATAGAAAGCGCTACCAATGGCATAGAAAATCCGACAGAGAAATATGTAATAGAACTTGTAGCAGATACATTATCAAAACAGTTAGATAAAATAATAGAGAAACAAGAACCCAATAGAAAAGTATTTAAGTGGATGAAGAATGCATACGATTACATATTCCATGGTATAATAGGATAAATGAAATAACCAGTGTAACAACTGGTTTATTTTTACAATATAATTTACATTAAAAAACTTTACATAAATGAAAGACCCAAATAAAAAAGATGGTCGTCATAAGGTCCCAGGAGCTGGAAAGAAGAAGGGTCAGAGCATAAACCAATTCACTGACTCTGATTATAACGCTGTTATGGGTGAACTCGTTGAACTGATTACTGTCAAGAAGTATGACAAATGGTCATTGATTAAACATTGCGCTGGCAAGGCTATGTCATCATATCAAATTGACAAGGCAATAAAGATGGCAAATGATTTCATATTGAATATGTACAAGGATAAGTCTGGTTATACAATCGAATTGGCACTCAACAATCTCAATGAACAACTTGCTTCAGCACAGAGGGATGGCGACAAGCGGCTTACCTTGGAAATAACAAAAGAAATAAACAAGATTACTGGATTATACATAAATAAGGTAGAACACAGTGGCAAAATAGATTTGAAACCAATATTTGATGGATACGAAACCGAATCAGACGAAACAGTATAAGCTGTTCAAACCCCATGAAGGACAGAAGCAGGTCATCAAGGCACTACTGGACGATAATATATTCTTTGTAATCGCAGTCATAGGCAGGCAGTGGGGTAAATCATTCCTTGCTTTGAATATGGCTTTGTACTGGGCAATGCAGGATGAAGGTTGTGTTGTTTATTGGGTTAGTCCGAAAGTTGCACAGGCAAGTAAGATATACACTACGATAGTTCTTGCTCTCAAGGACAGGAACATAATGAAGTCTAATAAGGGAACGAGTGGAGACAGTGAGATAGTCCTCATCAACGGTTCTGTAATCAAATTCAGGTCGGCGGCAGCAGAGGATAGTCTTAGGGGTGAAAGTATTAACTATCTCATAATAGACGAGGCGACATTCATCAAGAAGGATACAATAACTACTATCCTATTGCCTATGCTTAACGTCAAAGGTAAGAAGTGTTACATATCTACCACTCCCAGAGGTAAAAATTGGGTGTTCGACTGGTTCAAAAAGGGTAATGAAGGTGATGCAAAGTGGAAATCTTTCAGGTTCAGTTCTTATGATAGTCCATTGGCAAATAAGGAATTGATTGATACATTCAAAGAACAACTAAGCGACAAGTTATTTCAACAGGAATACAATGCAGAGTTCGTAGATAATGCAAGTGTATTCAACAACATAGACGAACTCATGTGTTTGGAGCCAATAGAGGTACCGAATTTGACCTCAAATTACTATGGAGGCATAGATATAGGCTTGAAGGCAGATGCTGCTGTTTTGAGTATAGTAGATGCAAAAGGCAGTCTTGTGAAATACTACAGGTGGGAACGGTTCGATACTAACGATTTGATGGATGAGATTATAAGAATAAGCAAGATATGGAAGTGTAGAAAGATATTGATAGAAGAGAACAATCAAGGTCTACCCATATATCATATGCTTAGAGGTAAGGTAAACAATCTTTATACGTTTTATACCGGTGCTAAATCAAAGGGTGATATAATAAATAAATTGATACTTTTGTTTAATACGAAGAAGGTACAATTAGTAAAGGATGAACTGTTGAGGATAGAACTCGAAGCATTCATATTCAAACAGACGGCTACTGGTCATATCAAATACACAGCCGATAATGGTTTCCATGATGATATAGTGATGAGTTATGCATTTGCAGTAGAGGCGGTAGGTAACCAAATCAATTCAACAGCTACACAGAGTATATACATAATAGACTAAAGTAATTAAAGACACAACTATTTAATAAATAAAAGAGTAAAATAATGATAAACTTCAAAATAGGTGATAAAGAATACGGGATGATTAACTCTTATAATGAGATGACCTTTGCACAATTAATTGAATTAAAGAATATAGTACCACCAACTGGTCCAGATGACATATTGTCTTACAGTAAATACATAAGACTATTCTCAAATGTTGATTCAGATGACGTATTCGAGGATATGGATATGCCGATATTTAATCAACTTGTTGATGCATTAGTATTCTTAAGTGAAGAAATGAAATATGACGATGAACCAACTGTTAATATAAATGGTAATACATATGTAATATCAAAGAACATAGATGATATGTCTAAACTTACAATGGGTGAAGTAATATCAATTAATGTACTCAGGGATGCATCAAGAGCTGCTGGTTATAATACATACGACTACCTTCCAAAGATGTTGGCTATATTGATTAGACCAGGTTATTCAGTTGAGAACAAAGAGTTCGGTACAAAGGAATGGAAACAGGATAAATTCAGGTCGGAAGACATAGATAAGAGGGCAGAATTGTTACTCAAACATCTTTCCGCTCCTCAGGCTATGAAAGTTGCGAATTTTTTTTTGCGTTCGAAAAACTAATTGAACAACGTTTCGCAAAACTATATGAGACGAAGGAACCGCGGGGTGGGATAGGACAAGGTGTACAAATGGCATCTGGTTATCACTGGATAGCGATGGTTGACAAGTTGGCAGGTGCACAGATGAACGTAACACAATATGGTTCCACATCAGTGGGTGGAGATATAACCAAACATGAGCAAATATACGAGTTGAATTATGTATCCTGCTTGAACACTCTGGCTTTTTGGAAAGCAAAGGACCAGTACATAGATGCAAACAATAACTTAAGAGCTAAATAATGGGCCAAAATAGTAAAATAATAAACAATACAAACAATCGTATACTCACTGCTATGAACAACATAGTGATGACTACCGAATATGCGCAGTCATATGATTTGAATCAATTCATATCACCAGATTTTGCTCAGCCGTTATGGTTTGCTAAACCTCTAACTCCTGTTGTAGCCAAGAAGATAGACGATGTTAGGTATCTTGTATTCGAATTCAACTTTTATATGTTGGATAATGTAGGTGATGCTGGTACATTGGCAGCGCTTCAGGCTTTAATGACACTGTTGACAGTTAATTATAAAGACTACATAATTCTTGACAATATTTATACCGCAGGAACATATGTTCAACTGCTTAATAAGGGTTATCTATTACAGGGTATCAAATTGAGTTTCGATTTACTTGCAATATCAGACCCATCAACAGACATAGAGTGTTGCAATATAATATCAATAGAAGGTAATGACGGTGCACCAGGTGCTGATGGACCTCCTGGAGAGCAAGGTCCACAAGGTATACCTGGTGACCCAGCAAGTAATATAGTAACATCTGTCAATACACAGGTTGGCAATGTGGTTCTTGATACAGACGACATATCCGAAGGAACGCATAAATATTATACCGATGCTCTTGCAAGGGCCGCATTCAGTGTATCTGGTTCATTGGGTTATAATTCAATTACAGGTGTATTTAGTTTTACGGAAAGTGACCCAATATTTGTGGCATCAGCAGCACATGGAATAGGTTCCATTGATATAACAAACTGGAATTTAGCATACAATAAATATGTATCATCAATAGGTTTCAATACTTCAACAGGTGTATTGACATTGACAAAGAATGATGCAACTACTCTGACACAAAATCTTGATGGTAGATACATACAAGCAAACCAAAATATAACAGTATCTGGTGCAGTACAGGGTTCGGGAACAACATCTATAAGTACAACACAAACAACATCATTCGGTATAACACTTGATGGTTTAAGTGGTATAATATCTACTGGTAGTAAGGGTTTCATTGTTATTCCTTATAATGCTACAATACAAAAATGGTATATACAATCAGATATAAGTGGTTCTATAGTAATAGATATTAAAAGAAGTGGGTCATCAATAGTAGGGGGCGGTAATACACCTACATTATCAAGTGCAAGTTCGGCTAATGCAACCGTTTCAGGTTGGACATCTACAACAATAACAGCATATGATACAATAGAATTCAGTGTAACATCATCATCAACTTTAACAAGGGTAAATTTATCAATCATCATACAAAGAACAACATAATGCAATACACAATATTGAACAAAACAAACAACGGACCAATACTTATTTGTACTGTAGAATATATCCTAAACGACAATTCTACAGTTACGGTTGATGTGAACATATTTGCTCCTCAGACAATCGATGATGTACTGACAGCAATATCAAACAGAGCTTTGACTGAACAAACTAATTTAGATAACATAACAGTTGCTCAAGAATTATTAAACAACATAGTTCTTAACGAACAAAATACGATATAATGACAAAATACTTTGTGACAGGCGGTTCTGGTTTATGGAACAGTTCAAGTTCTTGGGCATTGACGAGTGGAGGTGTTGGTGGTTCAGGTATACCTACAGCTACAGACGATGTGATATTCGATATAAATAGCCCAGCTTGTACAATATCAACAACTGTAGGAGTATGTTTATCATTTAATGCAACAACTTATACAAATACCATAACTTTTACAGTTGGCTTAATAATATCTGGTAATATAACACTGGGGGCTTCAATGAATTTTGCAGGAGCTGGTACGTTGACAGTTAATGCCAGTTCAACTATGACATCTAATGGTAAAACTTTAGGTGTACCACTTACATTAAATAATTTAACGCCAATAAGCAATATATATACCTTGGTAGATAACTGGACAATTAATGCTGTATTTACCACAACAGCTAATGCTAATGGATTAACCCATACAATTAATGGTAATAATATATTTTGTTTAAAGGGTTTTACAATTAACACTGGTTCAAGTTCTTCTAGTTCGTTAACGACTGGTTCTACGGTTATTCAAATAACCGGTCCAGGTAATATAATAACGAGTTCAAATACTACAGGTGGATTAGGTAACAATTTTATCATAAATGCACCCGGAAGTAATATTGTAATTAGTGGAAATCTTTATTACAAAACTGGGACATTTAAATATATCGCCGGAACTATTACAACATCGGCGTCTAGCTTAACTATAACAGGTAGTTGTTCATTAGACATGAACAACGGTGGACTTAATTATCAAACGCCGTTTTCATTAGCGACAACTACCAACTCAACCATTACAATGTTGAGTGATTTTTATGTTAATAGTATTAATTTAAGTGGTGGTCCTA